TTTACTTGTTACGTTAAAGCCACACAAATAAAATCTTTCGTCTTTCGTCGCTGTAAATGGTATTACTGCCTTTATCATTTTTGCTGGTATTTTCATTTCTTCATTCCTTCTTCATAAGTGAGATTAGAATATAACACAGGTTTGGTGATTAACTGATTAGACCAGTTGGTAAAAACAAAGAAAATTTGCTTAATTTCATAAATAGTCATATTTAGTATACAAATAGTAATTCAAAATTGGCTGTAAGCCTTATTATATATATATTTAGTATATATAGTATATTTAGTTAAAGATTATATATTATTATTTTTACCTCAAAAAACGGCTTAAGAGGATGTGTATATTACTACTATTAGGGTATATTTTTATTATATATATATGTCTATATAGTACCTATTTACACTATTTCACTAAATATAGACACAGCAAGGGCTGTAGAGCACGTTGTTTACTATTTGTACAACTATTGTGCACTATTTGTGCGAATGTAAACATAGCTATTGTGAATAGTACAGGTATAAAAAAAGCACTATAAAAGTGCTTTTTACTAAATGAACTATATAATTTAGATTATTTTGTAGTGAACAATCTTTCTTTTTTGTTTTGTTTCGCTATGAATGTCTATTATTTCACCAGTAGAAACCAAGTGATTTAATGCTTTTTCTATGTTTTCTCGCTTCAGAGATCGCAATTTATTAGCTAAAGTGCCAAGTGTCACACCTGTATTTTTATCTAGATTATGCTTAACTTTGGATAGTATCTCAGTTGATGCGTTCTTTTCTTCTTCTGCTATGTTAGCACTGGCCAGGTTAATTTTGTTTTCTAAATCTTGTTTAATTAAAGAGTAAGCCCATCTAACATGTTCAACGGTTCTGATTCCTTCATCGCCCATAGCTAGAATTAAACTAACCTTTAACACCAATTCAAAAGATCTCCTTGCTATTGCTTCAAGTCCGTTTGTTTCCATTGCGTGTGCTGCTTTTTCGTGTAACTCGTCCTGTATTTCCTCAAGAAGCAACGACGCTGCATCATCGGTTAATACTTTTGTTTTTTCGCCACTGAACTCTATTCTAGGCGCATCAAACACAGAGGCGTGACCACCGCATCTTAGTTTTTTTAGCTTGTGCTGTAGTTCATCACCGATAACGCCTTTTTTATACCCTTTTTTTATTCTGGGGTTATTATCTTTTTCTTCAAACAATATAGCTCTGCCGATAAAGCCGTTTGTTGCCTGCGCATAAGTAACAAGACTGTTAAACGTAGAAGGAGTGGTATAGCCTGTTAGCGTTAAGAATGGTTGGTTTATATACCCGTGTGAAAGCTCAGCGCTTATCTTTTTGAATGACTCTAGCTTTAAGTGGTCATGCTCGATAGCTGTGTTTTCATCTATTTTTTTACTGATCGCCGCCATCTGCTTGCCTATTGTATCAAGTAAGTCTTTTGCGAAATCAGCGCCAAGCGGAAGCTTTCCGTTTGCTTTTGAATAGATAGACATTAAAGCGCCAACCACACCAGCCATATACGATGCGCTACCGCCTTTTGATGCTTGTTCTATTTTGCTTAATGTTATGCCGAACTCATCAATTGAATAGCCTACAAGTTGATGCCCTATAACATTTCTGTAAATCTCTTGCTCTGATTTTATGCCGCCATAAACCGCAGCCCCAACACCTGCGCAGACATGTAACTCTGTTAACGCTTGCTGTATGGCCTCTTTACCAGTGGCGCTTCCGGCAACATTAAAGCAAAATAAATTAGGTGTTACGCCGTAATCATCATCTTCAAAACGCAAACCGCCTATGTTGGCAACAGCCATTAATGCGGCTGAAACAGCTAAGTTTTCACGAGGGTATCGAGAGCAGCTATTAATATAATCAATACACTCACCAACAAGCCCTGGCGCTGATTTTATATTTATGTCCTTAGTGTTCAATTGATCAGTGTCATAAGTTAGCGATGTTTCAAAAGTAACAGGCTCGACATAGCCGTTATCTTGAGCCATCTTTATTAGTGTACCTATTGTGACTTTCGATGGGTTTTTACCGAACGAGTGCCACTTATATTCCATTGAATTGCTGTCGTGCTTTTCTGACGTGCTAGACCAATCGTTCCATAACTCAAAGCCATCACCTGACAATGACTCATGTATAATCATCCCGACTTCGATCCACTCGTCATATTCTAAGTCTATGTTTGGTACAAAAGATAAGTATTTTTTTATTTCTGCTTCTGTAACAATATCACTAATGGGATTAAATTCGCTTTTAACAGGTACTTTTTTTACCAGTAGATCAAACAATACTTTCGGCATCTCTCCTACTTCGTCAGGAAATCCTTCAGCCACTTCATACCTATTACCGCTCTTATGTAGTGAGCCTGCGCCAACAACAAAGCCTGATGATTTAAAATCTATACCTTTGTATTCTTTTACATGGCTATGAAGCTTTTCAGCCCCGTCATGCTTAAAGTATATATGCCATCCGCCACCACCTGTTTCAACTACAAATTCTGAAACGTCTTTATAATCAATGCCAGTGTCTTTTACTAGTTGATCATACCCTTCATTACCGCCGTTGCGAGGATCTATATCTATAATAAGATAACCGGTACACAAAACACCAAAACCAGTAGAAAACTGCCCTGTCATCTCCATGACATCAAACTGAGACTTAGCCCAGTTAGGCGTGTGCTGCCACATTTTAACGCGTGGATGCTTTAGTAGTGCTTCACATTCAGGGTTGCCACAGTCGCACAATCCTTTAGTTGTTCCGTGCAAACCAAACACTCTAAAGCCTGCTTCGTAATATTCTCTATACATTATTAGACTCCAAGTAATTAGATATTTTGTTAATCATTTCATAGCTTGGATTGATACGTGTTCCGTTTCTTATTGCTGACAAGTAAGCACTTGTTACGCCACCTATACTATTAGCCACTACTGTTAAATTCTTATCTTTTAAATTTTCTTGTATTTGTTCCAAAGTCATCATTTTGTTTATTCCTGTATGTAAGCATTAATTTAAGATAACTTATAATAAATTAAAAACTAGTAGTTGACAAGTTTAAACTGTCAGTTTATATTACATTCCGAAGTAGAGAAATAAGGAGACAATAATGTCATTACTCGATTCAATATCAAAACCAGAAGATAGACCAGTATTAGTAACAATACTTGGTGACGCAGGTTTAGGAAAAACTAGCTTAGCTAATACTTTCCCTAAACCAATTTTTATAAGAGCAGAAGATGGCTTACAAGCAATACCGCTTGATCAAAGACCTGATGCCTTTCCAGAGTTAACGAGTGTTAATGATTTATGGGATCAGCTTAAATCATTAATATCTGAAGAACATGATTATAAAACTGTTGTCATTGATTCTGTAACAGCGCTTGAGCGACTTTTTATAGAGCACGTAGTAGAAAGCGACCCTAAAAAGCCTAAGTCCATTAATCAAGCTTTAGGTGGCTATGGAAACGGAACATTAGCTGTAGGCGCTTTACATGCAAGAGTTAGAAAAGCTTGCGGCATTCTAAATAAAAAAGGTTTGCATGTTGTTTTTATCGCTCATGCCGATACTGAAACAATTGATTTACCTGACGGTGAACCATACACTCGCTACAGCTATCTCAGACGGAACCCGTGTTTTATCAGTTACAGCTACAGCGGCGAATGTCAGTAAAAACCGATACGGAATAACCACTGATTTACCAGTTGTACAAAACGAAAACCCTTTTACTAACTACATTGCAGGACTATAAAATTATGAACTTCTTTACAACATCAGACAATCAAGCGATCAACACACAAAACACTTTCGATATGAGTGGCGGTGATTTTGACCCAATCCCTAACAACACGCAGCTTAAAGTTATTATCGAAGAAGCCAAGTGGGATGAATACCAAGACGATAAATACATATCGTTGAAATGGTCTGTAATCGACGGTGAGTTTAAAAACCGTAAGATATTTCAGAAAATCAAAGTGCTTGAGAAAGACCCTAAAAAAGCAGACAAAGCAAAAACCATGCTTGCGGCCATTGATGCAAACGCAGGTGGTGTTTTAATGTCGACAGGGGTTATGCCTGATGATATGTCATTGAGCATCAATTTAATGAACAAGCCAATGGCTGTAGTTGTTGCTGTTTGGGAAATTGACGATAAAAAAGGTAACTGGGTTAAAGCGGTGTCACCTCTTAATTCAGCACCTAAAGCAGCGCCACAAACGCCTAAAGTGAATCCACAAGAGCCGTCAATTGATTTTGATGACGACATTGGCTTTTAATTAAAAGTTAAAGTAACAACAAAGGCGTTTAATAGCGCCTTTTTATTTTAAAATAGAGGAATGTATTATGTCAGAAGTAAAACAAAGATCACCAGAATGGTTTAAACAGCGTGTAGGTAAAATAACAGGATCTAGAGTTGGTGCAATATTAGGGTTTAACCCTTGGATGAAACCTAAAGATGTTATGCGCGCAATGGTTCGTGAATATCACAGTGCTGAATCTGAATTCACTGGAAACGTAGCTACAGAATACGGCACCAAGTTTGAACAATTCGCTCAGGATGATTTTGAAATTGAACACGGCTTAGAAGTAGAAGAAACAGGCTTTCACGTTAAAAAGGGCGCTGAATGGCTTGGTGCTAGTCCTGATGGTTTGATTGGAAAAGATGCAGTTTTAGAAATAAAGTGCCCTTATGGTGCGCGCGAAACAGGTGTGTTTAAACCGTTGTCCGATCAGCTTCACTATCACGCACAAATGCAGATAGAAATGTTTTGCGCTGAAAGACTTAAGTGTTATTTTTACCAATGGTCGCCCAAAGGTAGTGACTTAATTATAGTTGAATACAATCAGTATTGGATCGATGAAAACCTACCAAAACTTGAATCTTTTTATAAGCAATATTTAAAAGAAATAAAGTCACCAGACGTTCATTTGCTTGATTTAGTTCAAACGAAAGAAGCGAAGGAATTAGCTGAAACATACACAAAAGCTAAAAACGAAATAAAAAGACAAACTGAAATATTAGATGATTGCAAAGAACAGTTG